ACCGTTTAGTTTGCTGCGAATTTGGTCTTGGATCAATTCAGGCGCCTGAGCCTCTTTCAGAGTGTTGGGAGTGGTGTCATCCTTCAGTTCTTCAACCTTGGGTTCTTTACCAGTAGGTGCTTCTTCAGCAACTACTTCAGTGGGAGTTTCCTCAACTTCAGGCTCTGCAATAGATTCCACTTCGGGAGTGGTTTCCACAGTTTCTTCCACCACAGGAGTAACTTCTTCAACCTTGGTAGGGGCAGGTGTGTTACGAGTGCGTTTGCGTGTTGTCATGATCAATGTTTGCGGGATAAAATATTTTTCCAAGCAATCGGTACGATGTGCTTGAGTGAGATGTCGGGAACACCCATCCAAGGCCGGGCCGCCATTCGGCTTGTACCGAATTGGTGGTACTTACCATAGGAAGTAGACCGGACAAGGAAAGTATCTCCTCGTGTAGTTAGGTAGGCACTGTCTAGCATAAGCCCGGTTCGACGTAGTATGGGTTGTCCCGGGAAGTGTTGTTGTTTCCAGGCAGAGTAGGCAGGTGTGAGTCGTTTCCACGGGGTTCCGTAGGTGGGGTCTTGTTCTCGCTTCTGGTAAGGCAGGTTGTCGTCCAAGAGAACAGGAGTCCATTCCCTTTGTGTTGGTTTCCACCAGTTGACATTTAGGGGGATGAGACCGTTTCCGGTGGCTTTGAACTTAAGCATTAACCTCTCGCTGCTTTTTTCTGAGCCTTTTCAACTTCTTCAGCATGGTTTTTAACAATATCAATCATTGTTTGAATCTTGCTCATTGGTTGGGTCTCAAGCCAATCCATTGATTGGTCCCAACGTTGTTTGCATAGGTGGTAACCGGTTTCCAACCAATTTTCAACGGTTAGAATGTTCCCCTCCATTATGTTTTTTGAAGCCCAGTCTGCCATTGCTTTGACTTGCGGTACTTGTGCTATGTCGAGGACTTCTTTATTGAGGATGACTCTCTCAACCAGCTCAAGCATGCTTCCTTCTTGTTGACGAAGTAGCTGTGCAAAATAGAAGTCTTTTGGTTGAACTTCTCGAAGATGAAACATTACCCCTTCAACAGAGATAAGGTAGGTGAAATCCTCTAAGTCCTCTACAGTTAGTTTGGGCTTTCTTCGTCGGCCCCGCTAGCCTCAGCAACAAGCTCATTGAGCTTCTTAATATCACGAACCCCTAAGTCAATGATCTCGTCGTAGGTGATCTTATCGTCACCAACAATGAGTCGCTCGATAATCTTCATACCTTTTTCTACATCTCCGGCTTTGCTGAGATCTTTCTCCATGTGGATGAGGTCCCGTCCGGTCATTTCCCTGATGACGATTTTACGTCCGTCAGAAATAGTGGTGGAGTAAGTAGGTGCTGTCATGGTTGCTGTCTTCTTGGTTACAGGTGCGTTGGATTCACCTTGGTTGGAAATGGTTCTCATAGTTTTGATGAGCGTTTGTTGAGTTTTACCCTTGCGAGCGTAAGAGCGGATTCGATTTCCTCATTGCCTTCTCCGGGAGGAAGGCTGAGGTATATATCTTGAGCAATCTTCCAGCTTTTCTCTGCGTCTTGCACTTGATTGATTGCTAGTCGATCATCGACGTCATCGATCCAAAATAAAACCACAAGTTTGCGGTATTCAGGGTCCGTTGGAAGAGGAAAGGCCATTAGAGTGAGCGTAGCATGTTTACGGTTTCTTGCAGGTCGAAGTATCGTAAGTTGTACGCGCACTCGACGGAGGAAGGGATAATCCGGTCTTTTTTATCATAGGGAATGGTCATATAGTAAGAATCTATAAAACCTTTAAACATTTGTACTCCCACAGTTTCTACTCGGGATTTTTTCTGTTTACGCATTAGATCGCCTTCCGGTTATTGGGGGTTAGTGTGGTCAATGCCACGGGACTGTTGGTACAGGGACAACCCACCAGGGGTTGACATATGCCCAGTAAAGGTACACTGGACTTTTTATTATTTAGTTTAGATAATACCTTTCTGTATAGCATTATATCGAGTTGTTAGTTTTTGTATCGCACCTATCTCGGATAGTTCGGACATAGAGTGCTCAACACCCGGAGATTCATTAGAACCCCTGGGGTTAGATACTGTTACTGTCTTCTCATTTGGAGATTTACGAATACGGTCGTCAATAGCAACCGAGGAGAAGTAGGCACGGGATAACGGGAGATCCGGTATACCAAGTGCCGAGTGAAATAGGGACCAAGTGTACATATGGGCAATTTGAAACAGAACAGCGAACTGTTCGGCGTACTTCTCCTGGGTCATGAAATGGATTTCATCGTGTATACTAAGCACGAAGCGACAGGGAATACGATACTCTTCCGCCAACCAATGTACAGATGTTAAGAACACACTTAACACTTCTGCTCCGGAGGATTGTATAGTCCAGTTAACACGAGAAGTCTTAAAGTCATCCCCCACAGCAGCAGGACGCATTGCGGTAGAGATTTTAGTTCCCAAACAAGGCAGCGTTGGAATACGTGACCTCATGGCAATCTCTTCCATAAAGTTAAAGCATCCAGAGTCGGAACCCCCCTCGTACAAACCGTTACGTAATTTCCCCTTCTTGCCTTCCAAAATACGGTAAGCGAAGTTTTTCACTTCGGCAGGGGATTTCTCCGGGTACTTGCGACGGATGTAGGTTTGAACTGCACGAACACCAGCGCCATAGAGCACAGCGAATCCGGCAATCTTGGCAGTGTCACGGTCTACACCTGCCAACTTGGCAAGCGCAGAGTGTGGGTCTGTGCCTGCTTCCTTACTTCCGGACAAGACGTTGTATCCAAAAGGCGAGCACCCGACGTGCCCACCTTCCCATTTATCTGAATAGATAGCAGCGATTTGCATTTCTTGACCGTCAAAGTCAGCTCCGACAATCTTCCAACCGTCGGGGGCTTGAACCCGTGACTTCAACTCAGTGCCAATGCGCCAGTTTTTAGTGGAGCACATTGTCACCATCAGGGATTCCACGGTGCGTCGGGTTACAGTACCGTGGCAGAGAATCTCAGGGAGGGTAACCAGGGCATCTTCCCCGTGGGGGTTAGCAACGGGGAGAAAAATCCGGTCCATTACCCGTTTGCGGACGGAAGTCCAGTAGCTAACCGCGTTTGCGATCTCCAAAGCCCGCTTTGCCTCAGGCAAATCACTGCTTAGACGCCCAACAGCCATGTCATCTACGAAATCCTTGCTCAACACACCGCCAACGTTTTCGCCAGTCCCTTTAGGGTGTGGAATTTTTTCTATCTTTCCCTCCTCGTTATGGAAACACCACCCATCTTCTCGGGTCATAATCATTGGGGACCCTTCCCACTGAAGCTTCAGCAAAAGGTGAGAGATGTTACTTTTAACTCCAATGTGTGTTTCTGGGTCTTTAATATAAGGACGAACCCAGTTGGGGGCACCAGCGTACTTGCCTTTTGAGGTTTTGACTTCCCAGTCCATTTGAGAGAGCCAGGGATCCCGAGCAACCCAACTTTCTCTCTCTGTTTCCTCAAGATTTTTCCACTCGTCGTAATATTCCCATACCAAATCCTGACACAACTTGGTCATTTCCTTGTTGTGCTTATCAAAGGTGTCTTCAACTCCGGCAATCCACTCCTGCCAATCTGGCACCAAGGGTACCACGGAACCATTCAAGTGGTAATGACCGCAAAGGGCTGTCAGGCTTGGGGTGGCGTCCAGATACTTGGGCCACAGGGCTTGGAATAGCTCTGCCGTATAGAAAGCATCCTTTACAGCATAGTCAAGCGCATCTGTCAGCAACCGGTTGATTTGAGACATCTCGGTGGCCTTTACGAATATGTCCCGGATTTCCTTGTCGGTGGAGCCTAGTTCGGTTACATCCTCGCCGAAAAACTTGCGTACCGCAGCAACGTGGAAGTTGTAGGTGGCGACTAGGGAGTTTGTGGAGCCCTCATCAAGCCATTTCGGTGCGTACCTTAGTTTCCTTTTCTCTTCAGGTGTAAGATCCTCTGGGTCCTTCCCAGCAAGTACGTAAAGCCAACGCTGGCCCCCAGCAAGACCGGAAACACCAATATGAGCAGAAAGAGTGTCGAAGTAAAAGTTTTCGGGGCGAGTATTATCAAGGGAGTAACCTTCACGGGCACGGACACGGTCATAGGAGATATTGTGCCCTGCGATGAACCTGCCGGTGCCAACCGGAATTAACCCGTATTGCTCCCACTTATCTTGCGGCAGAGTTGGATCAACCAGCTCAGCAGCCAACCAAATGTAAGCCGCCTTGGCAGATAGCGCAGTGCCAATAATCGGAAATGCACCGCCAGTAACAAAAGTTTCAGTATCGAACGTGAATGCTTCTTCCAGAGGATACGGAACTTTCTCAATCTTCCAGGTTTCACCTTGTTTCTCGTACCGGTGCCAGCCTGATTTGAATACAAACTCGGACGGACTCGGCAGTTGTGGTAGCTTGGCCTTGGCAAACTCATCGGCCCATTCCTTATACTGACCTACTTGCTCTGCTGCTATATTCTCGAAGTGATTCTTAAGGTTATCCCCCTTTAGATCAGGTAGGGGCAGAGGTCCATCGTAGAGGTTGTAGGGGTAATCCACCGGAGTTGAAATTTTAAATTCCTTCAGGAGCCCCTTAGCTTTCTGTACCTGGAGTTTCGACATTGGTCGGGGAGACTCTAAACCAAATAACCGGCTATGAATGTCTTCATTCACAACCGGGTATCCTAAATCTGTGTGACGCATGTCAAGACGATGAGTTTTCATGTTTATATTATAGGGGGCGGTTTACCCCAGTAAACCGATTTACAATGTATCTATTGGAGGTGCTACAGCACTGTCGCGAACCGGGTAGATGAAACCGGCGTAAGGTGGTAACCCATTGCCACCGGTGGAGCCGGGGCTCATTACAGGTCGTTGTGACCAGTAGGGGTTGCCATTCTGGGAGACGCCAGACACAGCCGTGATAACCACGAAGAATCCGGTGCCAGGGCCGATGGCGGCGGTAGTCAAGGTGCTTCCTTGACGGTAGCCAGTGCCAGGGTTGTTAATAACGACTGACTGAACCCGACCGCCAGCGACCAGGATGTTGAGAGTGGCGCCGGAACCGAATGCCCCAGTGGTGGTTGCCACGTTGCTGTAAATACCGTCCGTGTACCCGTAGCCAACAGGGGCGCCCAGGCCGATGGACGCCACAGCGCCGGTTGGGGGCTTAAAGGAATGAACTATAAACTCGAAGCTATTTGGAGCGCCAGGGTAAACGCCATAGGCGTTGACGGGGAGTTCCGTGAAGTAACCGGGGGATTGGTTGGTCCAGCCTTTGAGTACCGGTTGAGTGGTGCGAGTGTTTACAGAAGTTACGGTCACAGTAGCACCGGTACCACCACCGGGGACACTGATGGTGAGAACTTGGCCTACGGTGTAGTTCTGACCGCCTGTGTTAATGGTTACCGAGGAAACGACACCACCAGAAACAACTACGGTTGCATAACCCCAGCTACCGGTAGGGACCCCACCAAGGTAAACACCGGTGTAGGTTGCGTTTGCGTACCCGGAACCAGGAGTGGTTAGGGATACAGCATTGATAGCACCTTTAGCCCCTGCTGTGGCTACGGCAGAGGCTGTGGTGGTGTAACCGTTTATGATAACGTTGCCGTAGTCTGTATATTGTGGTGCAGTTAGTGTGCTTTTGACATAGGCAGCCACCCGGATAGTTCTGGGAATCATGGCGCTTTATGGTTGAGGAGTTACTCGGTTTTACCCTAGAACTCGCAATCCCAACAGAGTTTTCCAGGGGTGCTATCAAAGAGGCCGAGATTTCGGGCCTCATCTATTTCCTCAAGAAGGGCACGGTCATTTCTAAGGCGACGGTGGAGGCGAAGGCGCCAGAGGCAATAAGCTCGGGCATTTGCCTCATTGGGTTTCTCAGAGTAACGCCTGTAGTATCGCTCGACCGTATCAACGATGCCGATACCAACTTTAGCAATCAGGTGGTCTACAGGGTCTAGTGCATGGACTTTGGGGGCTTTTTCCCATTGACCCTTCATTAGGGGGTCATTTAGCATTTTTTCCCGGAGGGCTTTATCTCCGAACGTTTCTCTCATTGTGTTTTCAATGTGAAGTTTTTCATCTCAAACTCTTTTATTCCACTTGTTTCAAATATAGCATCCTTGTGCTTTGCGTAAATCTCAAATGCGTCGAATACAGCGGAGAACTGTAAGGGTCGGTCGGCAGGGCTATCACGCCAAACCATCATTTCTTGCAATGAGAGAGGAACATCAATGTCCCATTGCTCGTCACGGGCACCGTACAGAAGAGGCAGAGCATCATTGCGCCACCAATCGGCGATTAGGAGATTCGCTGCTTGCCAAGTTTCCGGATTGGTGAGGTGAGTATAGTATTCTTCACGAACCCACTGCACGTACTCCCGCCCACGTTGTACAATTAGATACATAGCGGAAGGGACCTCATCCAGGAAGTATGCTTCCTCGGTTCCAATTACTACCCGCTCGTAAATTG